AACACATCATAGGTGCTACTACTCAATGTAGTTTCTTTGGTAATCTCTAATGACACAGGAATTACACCTAACGTAGTATCAAAGTCAAACCAATACCAACTACCAAGTTTAATATCTAGTGCCAATACAGAAGTCTTGTTATAACGACCACTACTAGTAGAACCAGTATCTACGTTAGAATAGAGCCAATAAACTAGTTTATTACTGACGTTATAACTACCTTCAGCATACACTTTATTTAACACAGGAATGTTTTGATAAAACGTTTTAATGTTTTTATCACTAATGTTTTGTGAACTAAATTCAGCAGCACTAGTGCCGGGGGCAATGGTGTAGATACCTGTATTACTCCAGTAGAGTAAACTGTCTTCTACAGCTACAATTGATTTAGCAGATGTACAACCCACATTACTAATACGAGCTACTGAATAGTTAGATGCAGTGAATGCTGTGTCAATACCACTGATAAACCACACACCATTACTTGCTAACACTGTAATACCACGACCAAGTGGTTGTAAAGCAATAATTTCACCAGCTTCAGGAATTTGAATTACACCACCATCTGTATCTAGCAAATCACTAAACACTTCAGAAGTAGGGTCATTCTGTTGATAACATTTACCTACGTTACTAATAACATCCAACACTTGACTAAAATATACAGTGCCTAGTTCTTTAGCACTACCAACACCAGCATACCATGCACGACCAGCAAAGAAGGCACACACCTTCGGTCTAAATGCAGTGGATGTAATGATGCCACTTCTATCTTGATAGAAAGCATTTAATATGTTACGACCTTTAGGTGCAGGTGATGTACCAAAGTCTTGTTTGTTTAATAGTGCAGCATCAAAATCATCGGATGTATTTTTACCTGAAATCCAGTTCTTACTGTTAGCTGGTAGTTTACTTGCATTAGCTGTTTTATATGTAGTTATTAATGCGTCTGTCCATCCTTGGTTATACAAGTTATATTTAGCTTGTGTAAGAAATGTAGGAGTTAATGCTGTCCACTGAGCTTCAGTACGCTCTTGGTCAACAGCTAAAGGAGATTCAAAGCCTTCAAAGTCACGTATATTAATTGTAATTGTAGTTACAGTAATTGTATCTGTAGCTTCTGTATACTCAACCAATATAGGGTTAGTACTAGAAGTAGTTACAATGAGTCTACCATAAGTGGATGCAAAACTAGCCACATCTGTACCATCGGTAGCAGTAGTGCCTGTGGCTTTATAAGAACGTAAATCAATTGTAAATGACTTTCTAGTTGAACTAACGCTTCCTGATAAGGAATCATAGAACGACAGAATGTAGCCAGTTTGCACCACAAAGAAATTCAACCCACCATTACCACCAACTGTAGACCAATTACCCACAGTGAATGCCCACAGATTCTTTTGGTCAGCAGTAATGGCACTAGCGTAGAGTTGATAAAGACTTTCATAGTCAATACCATTTCTACGCTGTAATACACCATCTACATTTGGATAGACATTAACACCATCTTTCCAACTGTTTTCAGGCGTGATGAAGTAGCCCCCTTCTGTGTTGAGGCCACCTACAAAAGTAAAACTGCCCTTAACACTAGGTGCTACCATATTATACTACACCCTCAATAGGAATGTTTCTACGTTGTGCAATTGCAATGATGCGATCACGACGAGTGAACAAACCTTTCAACTCATCAGGTACTGGGCCTGACATAGAATAACGAACACTGTATAGTCCACTAGGTGTAGCTTCAATGACTAGGCTATTAACTTCACCAGCTAACTCACGCATCTCTTTACGTTCCTTAGCCATCTGTTTCTGCTTAGCAGCTTTTTCCATTACTTTGTCAAATGCTTCGCTCATTTCATTTCACCTTTCCACTTGTGCTGATTCACATCTTTAATTTCTTTAGAATGCTTAAAAGCTTTTTGTTCCATCTCAACAGCCTTGTCGAGAAACATGTTCCGTGCTTCTTGAGGAATTGATTTATCATTAGCCATCTCCCTATATTTTTGAGGTGTCAATTCTTTTTTATTTTTCATTACCTTCTCCCATAATTAACTTTACCATTATATTTAGCTTCGCCATTTTCATTACGCCAAGCTTCATTACGCATTGTATTCCTACCACGTTGTGCTCTACGTTCTTCTCTACCATTTGCTTGTTGTTTCAAGTTAACAAATGCTTGAGCCTTAGCTTCTGCTAGGAGAGTAGGAAAGAACTTCTCAGGGAGGTTAGGAACAAAGGTGTCTACATGAGTCCAACTAGCTTGTACAACAGCGTATACGCTTGTTTTAGCCCCTACAAGGGTGCTTTCTACAGCAGAGTTATACCCATCAAATGTAATGTACTTATCATCATAGCTAGTCCAATATTGTGGGTCTGCATTAATGACATAACCATTAGCATCTATTACATTAGCTTGAACAATTCTGTTGTCAATAACATCTTTGAATTCTTCAGGGGTGATGTACTCTACATCTTTCTTGTTGTATTTAATCCACTTTACTTTATTCCAAGTATCACTCATCATCATCTTGGTAGGATTACTAGTATCACCTAAGCCAGTGAGTTGTACGAGTTGAAACAAAAAAGGCCAGTCTCGCTGGCTAATAATTTCAAAGAAAGCTTCTTTAACAAGGTCTGCTACCTGTACTGATTCTACTGTCTCATCAATAGAACTCACAGGGTCACTGTCCATTGCAGACAGAATGTTCTGCGTCATGTCTAACAGCGTTAGTTTCGCCATATTATGCTCCTGCGAAAATAGCGTTTATTTGCATCGAATACAAACGTATATTACCACTTCCACCAGTATTTTGAATGTATAGTTCAATATAATCATTAGTAGCCATATTTAATGTATGTACACCTGACAAGTTATGTTTTTGTCCTGTACTTGTAGTGACAACAGAATAACCATTAGCCGCACTACCATTTTCATATATGGCAACAACTAAGTCTCTATCCGCACCAGATGTTTGGTCTAGTGACACAGAGTAAGCAACAGAAACAGGTACAGTGTCTGTACCAGTGTATGTAAGACGACCAGTAGTCGATTCAGTAAAGTTAGAAGAAAGTCCACCTGCTGTAGTTGTAGGAGCAAGTTTAGTAAATGAGGATGGATAAGTAAGGGTATATGGAGTAGCTAAATTAAAGAAATGTACTTGACCATGAGGTGTACCTGTAAAGACAAAATTACCGCTTCCATTAACAGTAATTGTATCACCTGCTTGACCATTAGTAGTAAGACCAGCAAGTTGTGGTGGGCTAAGTTTTTGCCATGTTCCACTGCCAGTACCATTGGATACATAAACTTTATTAACTGTAGCAGCAGCTACACCTTTAGGTTCATGGATATTCGGGTCAGTAATTGCAGAGTGTTGTACCGTTGCCATTGTTTCTCCAAAAGAAAAGAGGAGAGAGCAACCGGGAACTCCCAGTCCAAACTCTCTCCATCTTCACATTACACGTATTCTACGTAAATTGTAGCTGTACCAGCAGTGAATGTACCCACAGCGGTAATGTACAAGTCAGTAGCAGATGCATACACTTTAGGAGTCAATTGACCTTCTGTAGAAGTATATGCATAAGCACCTTGAGCTTGAATAGGCACACCAACAGTCAAGTTAGCAACAGCACCTTGTGTAGCTGTAATCCAACTACCAGTACCACTTGCATCACCGAATGCCAATGAAGTGCCACCTGCCCAAGCAGTGCCAACTTTCATATATACGTTTTTAACAATAGAGCCAGCAGGAATGCTGACCTTAGCACCACTTGCACCAAAAGTACTTTGGAAAGTGATATTTAACTGAGCACTTTTGTCGTTACCGTCAACTTCGTTGACACCAGCATCATTGCGCTCAGGGAAGTTATTACCAAAACCGACAACCAAACCATCGGCATTAGTCCATGTATTAGCACGAGTCATTTTATAATCCTTTCAGTATTAGATGGTGTTCTTGGTGATAACAGAAACCAAACACTCAGGACGATAGAGTTTCAAACCAAAACGAGCATTCATAACGTATTCGTCACGACGCAGGTCTTTGTTACGCTCATATTCAACACGAGGCATTTGGCGATATGCACCAACAAACGGAGTCAAGTCACCACCAACAGACATGAACAAGTTCACAGTTGGAGTAGCAGGAACAGTGACACCACCCAAAGTAGATGATGCAGCTTCAGAGGCAGCAGGAAGGAAGTTAGACACGTAAACATCAAAACCAAAGATGTTACGGATAAAACGCATACCTGTCACTTCGTTAACAAAACCACCTTGAACAATACCTTCAAAGGCAGGGTTGTTAGTAAAAGCTTGAGCACCAACCAGAGTGTTAAACACATACTCTTGTGAAGGGTCGATAATGGCAACACGAGCACCACCAGCTTGTGCTTTGTCCAAAGCGTATTTAGCTTTAGCAAAGTCAGCAAGTGCCAACACAGTGTTTGAACTACCTGAAGCTACAAAGCGGTGGTCAGCACCATTAATAGCGTTTGCATTACCAGATGTTTGTTGATTGGCAAGAGAGAATACAGAAGATTCCAAATTCTCATCCAATGCACGACGCATCTTAGTAGGGAACATACCAATCAATTGAGCAGCGTAGTAGCTGTCTTGTTTGGCTTTATCAGTGATGTATGTAGCGGATTCTACATAACGATCAATTGTGAAAGTGAATTCACCAGTATCCATTGCGTCATACACAACAGGGGTAAGTTCAGCAGTCTCACGCATTGGCAACTCGCCAACAGAGGGAATAGTAAATTGATTACCATCAGGGAAACCATTGAGCATACGAACATATTTCGTACCCATCAATTGTTCTTGCAACACATCTTTCAATTCGGCAGACCAAAGTTCTGTGCGAACTAAATGGTCATTAACCTTTGCATAATCTGTACCAGCCATTTAAATCTCCTTATTGCCCAAAATATAGGGACGGGTTTTTTGTAACAGTTTGTTGTAACTTATATTGGAAGTCTTGTGACCAATAATGAGATGGATTCTCTTTACGAATCTTAGCGGCCCATTGTTTTGTGCCCTCAATATTAGACCTATCACCACCAGTAGAAGGTACTGAAGTTGTATTCATAGAACCAGTATCCATAGTGTTAGAGTTGTTTGGAACTACTCCAACAAACAAAGATACAAACTCTTGCGGGTCAGTTGCTGCTAGTTCCATCAAGATTTGTCCTTTAGCTTGTGTTGTTGCACGTTGCTTAAAGATTTCTTCTGCTTTCTCACCAAACTTATCTTTCATAAGCTTATCAGCAAGCATCAAATTATCTTGTCGTACTTTAGCTGTCTCTCGACCTACTAACGTCTTCTCTACAAGCTGTTGCACATCTTCAGGGGTATAACCCTGAGCAGGAGGATTGTCGTTCTCTGGTGCATTGCTATGTTTCGACATACGTTCCAAAACATCATCAATTGTTTTAGCTGCCATAGTTTGCTCACGTAGTTTACGATTTTCCTCTTTCAAGGTTTCAATAAACTGGTCAGCATTTGTGTAAGCTTTAGCCAATTCTTCTGGTGTTTTGTATTTTTGCGTTTCACCAACAAGTGCGGTAAAAAGCTGTCCCTCAGTTGTCGCTGTGGGTGTATTGGTGTTCTGGTTGTCTTCAGAGCCACCGAAAATTGTTGCATTGGTCATGCGGAATCTCTCCTAAAAAGTTGACTGCCTTAGTGTCATGTTTTTGAAAAACGTTACCCTTTGGCAGAATCAGGTAACAAAGATAGTACAAAATCAATCATTTTTGTCTGTCCCATCTGGTAGCTAAGCTTAGCATAATGGTTAGGACAGTCAAAGTCATCCTTCTTTACATTATTAATATCCTCAGACATACTAGTTAATGTCTTATATAAAGCTTCAAATACATAACTACTATTATTCCAAGCTTTAATAAATTCTTCATTAGTACTATCTATAGGTTTATTATTAAGTAATAGTTTATTCATTTTACTGCATTCCTTCTTCCATGTCAATAGGCATACCCATAGGGTCTACAGCAGCTTCAGTTTGTACATCTTCAGAGGCTTGATTCATCAATCGTTGTGTCTCTGCTGCTTCAAATACAGAAGCATTATCCTGTACAATCTTGTAGTTCTGCCATCCCAAGTTCTCCTCTAGAGCCTTGGCAATAGCCTTACCAGACATGTGTGCAGCCACACCGGGGATGCTTTGTACAGCATTGATAGTTTGTGTCAACTCTTGTACAAACCTAGCTTGGTCAGCAAAGTGACGTGCTCCAATAGGATAAATCTTACCTTCTGCCATCAAGTCTGCTTTACTGATCTCTACAAAGCTTTCTGTGTTATACTGCTCATCAATGGCACGAATACGTTCTACACCTTCAAAGTTACGGATAGCTTCAGCCAACATACCATTCAACAGAGGTTCTAGAATGTTACGTTCAAACCAACTTACCTTGCTTTGGAAGATACGACCAGCAGCATTCTCCAAGGTTTGCACTTCATACTTGGTCTTCTCACCGGGAGTACGGATACCCATAGCTTGCTTAGGAGCACCTGCTAGTTCCTCCATACGACCCATCAGTTCAGCAATCTGCATGTCTGCTTGCAACGCTGTAGCATCAGGACGAAGGAAGTCTACCTTACCCTCATCTCCCACAAAGATTGTAGCTCCGGGTTCGTATTCAAACTCCTCTACAGTGTTACCATAGATCACCATGACAGGGTAGGCAATCAAGTCAAACACGTCTGCCTTCAAGTTCTCAAGGTGGTCAATACGATATTGCATACCTACCAACTGGTCTAATGGGCCTTGTGCCCACAGGTTATCTGTACGCAATCTCCAACCACAATGATGCATAGGTTTGTTACCTGTCCACAACGGATTAGGTTGTTTACGCAACACCCACTTACGATCAATGATTGTAATGAGTTGATTACGCAACAGTGTCTTGGTGTCTGGGTCATAAATGTCACCCCAGAATTCCAACAACTCAACCATGTCACTTTCTAAATATTCATCAGCACTACCAAAACCATCAATAGCCATGTTAACTTCTTTCTTAAACTCAGGGTCATCCCTATAGTTTTGACGGAAAGAAATAGCCTTATCTACAACTGCTTTGCTGTAGTTAAGGTTGGGCTTTGTTTCTAGGTCTGTCATCAGATCGCCAATTGATTTTAGCATTCTTCGTACAACAGGAGTCTTACTAAAGTCTTCAGCTAATGGATTAAATACAATGTCATTAGGATTAATACGATAGGCTTTAGGGCCAATATATCTATTAACTACATTACCTTCTTTATCACTAATAACATCTCGTACATAATCATAAGTAACAATTACATTACCAAAGTCAATATAATCATATACAAGTTGTGACACCAACAACTGAAAGTTAGATGCTTTTAGTTTCTGTTTTAGGTAGTTTACAATGGCCTGTCTTTTAGCTGCTAGGTCTTTATCTTTATTAGTAGCCTCAAAGAAAAACCAATTCTCAGATGGAAACAATGCAGCCATATAATTGGCATGTAGATTATCTCTAATCTGTGTCAATTTAGGTGTTACAGTGGAGTTCTTCCAAGGTAGTTTACTATTAGATGTTTTACGTGTATCAGTTGCAAAGATATAATTACGCAACTCTTGTTGGTCAGTTTTCCATACACTACGTGCTGTATCCCACCGCATCCACATGTCAGCAATCTTATTAGCTAAGCTGTCATCATTATAACTTACTTGTACATTCTCGTTCATTTATTATATCCTTTAATAAGAAACGCCACCATATTTAGAATTAAAAGCGACTACATTAGTGCGCTTTCCCCATGTCCGATTCGACATAGGTGCTTTACAAATCTCAATACAAGAAGCTAATGCATCCTTAATATCATCATGTTCAGGATTGTTCATCATTAATTCTTCTTCTAATGTCTGACAATTACCACCTTTATAATGCCATATCTGGTTATTACTATAACGTGGTTCTAAGATTGTAGCAATGCGTTCTGCTTTACGCATATTCTTAGGAGGATTATATTCGTCAATTGTAAATACAATGTTTTGACTACGCATATAATCTTTAAATTGTCCAACAATAAGACGCTGTGCAGCTACTACTTCACAACGCATCTTTTTAAATTTCCACTTACGATATATAAGTTCAGCCTTATCATACATAACAGATATTTTATTAGTTTTAAATCTGTCAATATCTAAGACATAAAAATTATTATCTTCATCTACTCCAACCACCATAATAACAGTGTAGTCAGAGTTTGTGCCAATAGAATAAGCAAAATCCATAGCAGCATAAATGTGTAAAAGTTTGTCTCCAAAATACCACGCTCCACTAAAGTTTTCAATCTTATCACGTTCATAATAGTTGAACCTACTACGATCAATAAGTTGTGTTTCTACAGCATTAGGGTTGTTGTAATATTGAGCATAGAACTGTGTTACATCCAAGTACTTAGCTTTCTTACGTGCCAACTCTCGTGCATCAAAGCCAAATGTTTTACCATCTGTTCTACGTTGTTTAGGCCAAAGAAATTCACCACCTGTTTCCACTACACGCTCAAATACTTCATACACTTCATTCTCAATCTCTGTCTCATCGTCATCAGACATGTATACTTCAGTCATTTCCATCATGTCTTTGTACAAGTCTCCGGGATGGTAGCGAGTACCTACAGCCCACTCTTTAGCACCTGTAGATTCAATTGAAGATAGTTGTGAGTAGAATGCTCTAACCTGATCTCTACCTAGCTGTGTATAAGCATTATCAGGCACTACAACGTCATCTAGCACAGCTACATTACAATGTAACCCTGTGACGTTAGCTGTAATACCTGCTGCTTTAATTGTAGCATCACGAACACCTTCTGCCTTACGCTTAGGGTGATCTACAGAGATTTCATCCATAGACCAACGCTCTCGTTTACCTTCCATCTCATTAACCATCTCAGGCCAATAGAATCTATATATGTCTGATAAGAATATATCCTTAACAGCTTTAAGTTGTTTTTCAGCCAAGTTAGCTGTAGCAGACACATACAACACTGTAGTCTCAGGGTGCTTAGTAACCCACCAAGCAACCCTATAAGCGATCATTGCACTTTTTTGATGGTCACGTGGCAACAAGACAAGTTGGTTGTCCTTAGCGTCTTCTCTGCTCCACCATGAACACAATTCCTCATGCACTGCACCCAGCATACGATGAGGTGCAATTAGTTTAATAAACGTCAAAAGATCAGCTTCTGCTGCCTGTTTAACCAGTTCTTTTTCAGTCACCACTTAACCTTATCTGCCCAATATGCAGCACTCATTTTGCCTTTAGCAATGTTGCTTGCATGTCGAGCTTTAAAACTCTCTCTACGTTTACGATAGGATTCAGACTCACCTTCTTTTTTAGGACTGCCTGATACACCCTTTTGACCAAAGCGAATAAGTTTTTCTTTGTCCCCTACTTTAGCCAGCACTGCGTGACTTTTAGTAGGATGACTTGGTGTGCGTTTAGGTTTGTTATATCCAGAAAATGTTTCTGAACCTTTCTTAATCATACATTATCTCCAATTTGTTCTGGTATACATTTATAACTAACTGTTAAATCAGGTCGTTGGTTCATCATATATAGTTCTAATGCTTTGTAATAGGCAACTTGCATACATGCTTCGTATGTTTCGTGTCTGCTACGGGGTTTATCCACAATTGGTGCAATACAGTTATTTAACGACAAACATAACACAAATTCTATTACAAACATAATGTGCCTTTACTAACGGTGTCTAGCTGTTTTCTTAGCTATATTTTTAGGTTGTGCAACAAACTGTTTACCTTTAGCATTACCTTTGGCTTTAGCCCTATTTGTTGCTGCTTTTTCTGCTGGAGACAATGCCTTCCAAGCAGAATCTGGTAAATAACGTTTTTTACCTTTAGATGGTTTGCCATCTGAGGTACGCCATTTTTGAGCAGTCCAATCTTTTAAGGATTGTTGTGGGTTCTTCATTTCTTTTTCTTAGGGGGTGTATGACTAAGTTTTTGACTTTTATCTGTATGTTTTGCACCAGTGTGTAACGCACTACCCATTTTGTGTGTTGGCCCAGTATATTCTTTACCATTAGGTAAATAATGTTTAACACCTTTACTCATGATTTATAACCTCCACCTTTAGCTTTATATTCTTTAGCAAGGAGTTGTGCCTTACGAGCACTCCATTCACCGGGGTCGCCACCCTTGCTACCTGCCTTAATGCGCTCAAACAAGGCTTTACGCATTGTAGGTTTTGTGTACACACCAGCAGCATTAACTTTAGATTTAGTAGTTTTCTTCACTTCATCTTCCCTGTTTTAGTGCGTGAAAAACTTCTATTGTTACTCTTACTAGTAACACGTAAATTACTTCTCTTGTTACCACCACCTTTACTAAGCGGTTTCTTATGGTCTACATCTTTACCATCACCCTTGCTAACTTTACCTTCTTCCATAAGTTTACGTCTAGCACCATTACGTTTAGCCCTGTCTTTAACAACAGATGGTTTACCATCATAGGCTTGTTGTTTCTTATAGTCTCTTTTCCCTGCGGTCATGTAAGGCATTATTTCTTTCCTCCTACAACAATACCAAGCCTAGCCATATCTCCTGCTATACGTCCTGTAGAGGGTGCTATAACCTCTTTAACCTCTTTAGGGCGACCTACAGGCTTCTTAACACCGCCATCTACATAACCCTTCTCAGCAAGCCATTTAGCGGCTGCTGTACCACCGGGAAGACGTGCATGTTGTTTCATTTGTGCAATTGCTTCAGACTGTAACTTCACTGCTAACTCTGCTTGCCATTTATCTACGTGTGGTTTAATTATGGGGTGATTACGTACTTCTTGCCAGTGTTCCCAATCACCTAGTAGTGCCATAGCAACAGAATATTCAGAGGGGTCACGACACTCTAAGAATATATCCTTACAGTGTTGTAACGTGTATACAGGTTTAAACTTTACATCTACACGAGCAAACTCCTTGAACAAACCAAGGATAACACGTTTACCGCTACCATCTAAGAATTTAGTTCTATCAGTCATTGTCATCAATTATAGTTATGTTACGAATCATGCCTCGTGGTATTTGTGTACGACACCCAACAGTGCCATCAGCAATATAAGAGGATGTTAATACTAACCCTTCAGGCCCATCATATAGAACGTATCCTATTTGACTTACCATTACAGGTTCGTATATAAAATCATCATGTGTTGTCCAAGGAGTATCATCTAAATCAGATGCATCCTCCCACTCAACATATGCCATTTTCATTTTTTACTTTTATTCTTAGCTGTACGTTGACCACGCTTAGGTAGGGACTTACCAGCTTTACTTAAAGCTATAGCAATTGCTTGCTTTTGTGGAACACCTTGTTTCATTTCTTTACGAATGTTTTCTGAAACTGTTTTATTACTACTTCCTTTTTTCATTGGCATGTTAAACGTTCCTTTCAAAGTGTGGACAATCTACAAGTGACTTAAAATTACCACCCCAACGATTTTTAGGGTGGAGACTTTCCCAATAATGACCAAGAGGTGCAATAATTTCTTTATCCCAAATGATCTTACCGTCTTTAAAGAAGTTTAAATCCATCGCACAACGCTTTAAATGGATAGAGTTCATTGTCTTACTACGGCCTGTCTTAAAATAAATAGCCTGTTGTTCTGGTGTACGTGCAAGTTCTCCACCTGTCACTTTAAAACCTTGTTCTGTAGCATATTGAATAAGCTTACACATGTCTAACAAGAAAGCTGCTTGGTGATCTGATAGACTCATTTCTTACTCCTTAAATCAGCTAGTTTTTCTATTGTTCTACCACCAAAATATGCACCCATTATAAGCATTCCCCACTGACCAAGCAAAGACACGTAAGACTCATTTGCATTCAAACCATAGGCACTCATCATAGCAAACACAAAGTAGCCTGTAAAAATGGCTATAAGGCTCATAGGACGTATGTTCTTGGATAACCATGAGTCAGATGACATATCTGCACTCCAACGATTAGACACATTATCTTCTTCGTTTTGTGCAGCTTTAGCAAACATCTCAAGTTCAGCAAGTTCCATCTTAGCCTTCTCAATGCCAAGTTCTAACAGCCGTTCTTCATGTGCATATTGTAATTCACGAAGTTTAGCTACATCTTCAGCACTAGGATTATCTGGAATCTTTACACCTAAAGTTTTTTCTACAACATCTTTACCCTTAGCTTGTATTGCACTAGACAATAGTCCTAGACCATTCTCTGCAAGTGTTCCTAGTAATGCACCTATAATTGGAATCATTTTTTATCCTTTTCATGTTCTAACTCTTTACGAAGTTGTTCTATTTTTTTTACTTCATAATGTACTTCTTGCCTAACAGTGTTAATATCCATTAACATAAACCCAATTATAGGCAACATTATTACAAATATAAACACCATTACAATTAAACCAATTAAAAACCCCATCTTATTTTCCTGTCTATTGTTATTAACCAAAACAGAAGGAGGAGGTATATAGTAATCAGACTCACTGCTCCTATTTGTAGGGCTTTGTCTTGTAGGGAGCTTATTAGTTTTCTTCGTTGCCATAATGCTTCCCTTGCTTTACGTTCTGCTATAAGCCTTTCTTGTGTTTGTTCTTCCTCTAATCTTGCATATTCTTCTTCAAATCTACTCCACACTGCACCTAATTCTGGGTCTACTTGATAAATTAAAAACTCTCTAAGTTCTGTTGCTTGTCTTTCTAGTTCTATTTGGTTTAATATGTTATCTAATGCTTGTGCTTTTAAACTTTTTGCAGGTTTCTTCTTTTCTTCTTCTATTACTTGTTTAACTTGTTCTTGTGCATTAAAGAAGTTGCCTATACAACTTGATATTTCTTTTGCTATTTTAGTAACATCATTACCCGCTGCTTTAGCATCTTTATAAAATGCAACGCCTTGTTTAATAGCAGCGAGGGCAGTGAACGCAATTGTAAAAGGGTCAATTTTATACTCCTATAATATTTTTAACAAACTCTGCTGCTACACCCGGCCCAAATAACACTGCTGCTATTACGGCATATAAAAGATATTCAATCTTTGTCATACGTTTATCGCCAGCTTCAAATGATTGTTGAATAGAAGCATATCGTTGAGCACAAACTTCTTCGTGTGTCATAAGTTTAGCTTCTGTTTCAGATATTAGTTTTTCACTCATTTACAGGCCATCCTTGTGCAGTTACCACAGCAATCAAAGCAGGTACATCAGCACAACCTTGGATGGCAGTCACAAGCCTTGTGCATTCAGCAATCACTGCCGCCCTGTATGTCACAGTATCAGCGGGTATATCCACGCTACGCTCAACCTTGCGAATACTTGTGCAATCCACTGATGTTTGAGTCCATGCTGAATGTATGGTTCACCTTGCTCTGGTGTGACGGTGAGGTCATCTAGTTGTTTGGGATTGTCTGCACTCCAATAAAAGCGGTCATCGTATGTGGTGGTCACATCTGCCACCTCTGTAATGCCAACAGCATTCTTTTCCTCAATAGAGGTCAGGCGTAGCCAGTTGGCTGGATATGAAGTTCCATCAATAGTGAATGGTGTGTCGAGTGGAAGTGGGTTGCCGTTGAGTAAAAACATGAGTTACCTCGCTAAAGAATTTTTAAATGGGTTTTCGGCAAAGGCCATATAGATGTATGTCGCTAGGTTGCCGTTCATACCTGTACCAGCCGACCTGACCTTGAAGCCGTTTGAATTGATATCAAATAGCGGAGTGCCCACAGCTTCTATGGCTGAACTATTGGCAATCAGGTATTCATTCGGCACGTTGTATGCGGAACGCGATGTGTCTTGAATAATCCAGTTTTCACCGGCAGCATCGCTGCGCTTCACCATCACCCACCTCGGCCTAAACCCAAGGTACACAAATGGCCCACTAGGATCGCCATTGCCTGTGTAGCTACCAAATGCAGAGTATCCAGCTACTGCGGCAAAGCAGTAGGCGACCATCTGTTGAGAACTGTTTGTTCTATTAAGGGAACCCACAGAAAAAACACTTGAGTTAAATGTAGGAGAGCCTCCATTCCATGCTGTGTTATCTGTTGCCTGTCCGTCAGTTCCAGTTGTAGTTTGAAACAGTTTTAGATATTTAGTTGCGCCTAAACTTGTGTGGTAAACCGCTCCGCCAATTGCGCCACTATCCCTGTTTTTAACCATAATCATTGCTGGAGTAGCGTTCAACCCATGCCCAACAGTGGCATTAGCACCTGTGCCTGTATAAGTCACCACGCTAAAGCCAGCAGTGGGGTTTGCTCTTACTTGTGATGAGATTGTCCCGCTGGTGTTGGTTACAGTTGAGCCGCCAGCGTTCCAAACATAATCAACATAGGTGTAAGTTGACCCGTTTGAGCCTGTGTTTGTGCCAAGCGTGTATCCATT